CCGGAACGTCACCGGACATTGTAAAGTCCACGGTCCGCAAAATGATGGGTAAGGGCACGTCCACGCCTCCGCCCAGTTCACTGCCAACTGGAATTGAAGGTATTGCTGATTTTGAAGGGAATGCTGCCGAAGCATTACAAACTATAACATCGATTGCGTCTGGACTATCTCCGCATGTTCCCGCAATTTCAGGAGCGGCAGGTGCATTGCGCGTATTGGGCGGCATTCCGCGCGGCGAATCGTTCAATCAAGCGCTTACAGCCGGTCAGAAAACGATGGAACAATTCGCCGGAGCAATTACCGTGCCGTTGCCCGATACTAAAACGGCCAGGGAATTGCAAGAATACGCGCATCTTCCTTTCAAAACGATTAACAAAGCCGCTGAAAAACTTGGCGACCTTTCCATGTGGATTTCCCCGAATTCCCCGAACCTTGCCGCTATCATTGCATCCGCTGGAGAATTTGCGGCGTATTCGCTAATATTCAATGCGATGCGTTCCAAACCGAAAATGAAGATGGCCGAGGCGGAAACCCTCGTTGAGAAAATGGCGGCGGAGGAGATTGCAAAACGCGAAGGGCAACCTCGCGCGCTGCCTCCCGGTCCCTCCGCCGTCAAACCAAAGGCTTTAACCGAAGGACCGTTGTACGCTGAAGCGGAAGGCGGTCGTGCGCCGAAACCGGCCGGGGCATTCCCGTTGCCGCCAGAAACGCGCGGCGCATTACCGGAGCGCGCGGGCGGTCCGTTTGAAATGCCGTCGATTGAAGCGTCGTACGCCACACAAGCGCAGGATTTGGGGATTACGTTCAACGGCATGCAGGATGTTGGTATTCAGGGACGCCCCCCGGTCCCGACATTCACCGATCCAGTTACCGGGTCCACGTTCATGCGAACCGGCCGTGAATCGGTTGCGGGTGCGTTATCCCGCAAGCGTACATTATTCGAAAAAGATCAAACGCCGGGCGCGCCTCCGGATATCATCGGCGCGCAGTATGAAGCGACGCTTGGCGATTTGATGTTGGAAAAGGTTTATGAACGCGCGCAAGCGGAAGAAGGCGCGCGTTTGGTCAATGAAGCAACTGCGACGGTACGATACGCGAACGTGCCTGATACAGCGTTTGGCGATGTCGTTCCCGGCACACCTACAAAGCCCCCCAGTCGCGCCGTCGATCCGACGCCCACGGGCGCGGTATCATCCATTGTGCGCGCCTACAGGGACTCTGTAGAGGCTGGGCAGATGAATCCCCGCGTGGCGGCGGCGGAAATGATCCGTCGCGGGCAGGAAGCGGGGCGTCAGGGAAACGAATACGCATCTAACATGTTCTATCGCGAGGCACGTGAAATCTATTTCCATAAAAACAATCGCGCGTTTCTGTTGGATGAAATTGGTAGTGCGCAAGCGATTAACGACCTTTCCGCATTTTTGAAAAAACAATGGGAATCAACTGAATTCAAAAAATGGTTTGGCGCAAGTACCGTATCAATGGAAGATGGACGCCCGCGCGTTGTGTATCACGGAACATCTGCCAGAGACTTTGCAGAATTTGATACAAATCGTAGTGAACTTGGCGCGCATTTTGGAACGGCAGAACAAGCGGCGGCGCGCGTGCATGGGCATTATGGCGCATTGAATAGCGTAGTATCTGCTATATCACCGAATTTGAAATCGCTTGGATCAACACGAGTATATCCTGCGTACTTGGCATTACAACATCCGCTTCGCTTACAAGATTTCGGTGCATTCGATGGTACACGCGTTGCAAAACAACTACACGATTTGAAAATAATATCACGTGCAGAATTTGAAGGCATACTTGAATTGCCCGGTGAAAAGGCAATGCAAGCGGAAATAAAAAGAATCATAACGAATGAAGGATACGACGGCATCGTGTATTTGAATAGGCATGAAAATGTTGCCGGAACCCCCGGCTATAATGATGCTATCATGGAACCAAACATGATGACAGATGCCGAAGTTATGAAAGCTTTTCCAACGGCGCAAGATTCCTACATTGCGTTTGAACCTGCGCAAGTGAAATCGCCATTCAATAAAGGAACGTTTGATCCACGCATTGCAGATATAAGCGGATCGTCAATGCTTCCCGTTGATATGGCAAAATGGCTTTTGACACGTGGCGAGAAATTAAAAGACGGCATGAAATCCGGGCGCATCGGTTTCCTTGATTTCTTCACGCCGGGCAATTTGGCATCCGAATACTGGCGCGATTTCGTTGGCGCGAAAGGTTCAGAAAAAGCCGGGCGCATGTTGGATTCGAAATACTTTTGGGAAGATTCATTCAAAAAAGCAATGCCCGATGGATTGGCGCGTCAAGCAATGACGCTGTTTATTCAAACCGGAGGCGATGCGAAAGCCGCACGCGAATATCTTCCCCGCATTGCCGAACACGATCCGGCATTGTCAAAAGGCGTCGCGCAGGTTATCGACCGCATGGAAAAAATGACACCGCAAGAACGCAACATGGCAGATATCGTTAAAGGTCACATGGACGAAATGTTCAAAGCGGGTGTTGATGAGTCTGTGTTGGCAACATACTACAAAGACTATGTAACGCAATTGTGGAAAGAACGCGCCACGCAACCGAAACGCGGCACGGCGTTGCGGTCGCGCATGCTCAACCCCCGATTCCAATTTTCAAAGGAACGGTTCTATACCAATTACCTTGAAGGTATGGCGGAAGGTTTGAAACCGTATTCGCTGGACATCGCGGATATCGGCCGCGTGTACGATGCCGCACTTTCGCGTACCATCTTTCACAAACAAGTAATCGATAAGTTGCAGGAAACTGGACAGATGAAGTATGCCAACACGGGCGAAATACCGGAAGGTTGGGTTTCCACGGAACGGCTTGTGCCCGCATCGCGGCAACACATGGTCGATCTGATCCGCGAAGAAATGTTCAAACGAACCGGCAAAGCGCTGGATTCCAACGCGCTTAAGGACATCTTACCCCAGTTCACGCATGCGAAGGTTTACGTATCACCGGAAGCATACCCGATGTTGAAGCAGTTTTTCGGACGTGGGCTGTCCGGTCAGGATATCATTATCTTTTCAAACCTTAAAAAAGCCGCGATTGCAACAAAGCAAATGATTCTGTCGCTGTCCGGTTTCCATTATAAAAATTTGTTCACAACGGCATTCGATCAGATACGCCACGGTAAAGACCCGGTGACAGTGTTGACGGATGGCCTTAAGTTACGCGCTGATCCGGTGAAAGCAAAGTGGTGGGTAGAACATGATTTGCGCATCGGTCCAGCGGATGCGGGCGATGCCTACATGAACATGTCGCGCGCAACCATCGGTGAGCCGGCAAAAGCCGCAAGCGGATGGGCAAAAATGAAAGATCGTGTGTATAAAGCGTATCAAGGGAATCAGCATTTCCTTTGGGAAAAATTCGTGCCCGCATTGAAAATAGCAGATGCCGAAATGGAACTTGCATCGCGTATAAAGGAAGCCACATCCAAAGGCCAAATTCTAACGGAAGAACAAACGGCGAAAATGGCGCGTGGTATTTCCGAAGTGGTGAACAGGAAATACGGTATCCTCAACTGGGAAAAGATGGGCACAACCCCGATGGCGAAGGACGTTTTGCAAACGATGTTGCTGGCGCCCGATTGGACGCTATCAAATATGATGTATTTACGTTCTGCATTTAAAGAAGGCATCGAAGGATCGAAGGCTCGCCGTGACATCGGCACATCGCTTTTGGTATGGCAGACTTCGTTGAACGCGTTGAACTACGCATTCAGCGCATACAATGAACAACGCAAAGATGAAACTTATTTTGGCGCAATCGGACGTGGGGCGGGGCATGCGGCATGGTCGAATCCCCCCGGAAAACGCTTGTATTTGGAATTGCCCGGTCGATCACGCGAAGGACGCCGTTTTTACGGCGAGGTACTGTCGCCGGGAAACTTGAAAGATATCACGCGGTTCGTCATGGGTTTCGGTGACGTGACGGAATGGCAACGGTTCGCTTCGGGGAAACTTCACACGTTCCCGAAAACGTCTATGGAAATAATGATGAACAAAGATTGGGCCGGTGAAGATATCATGGATCGCAACGAAACGCCGTGGCGTCAAGCCTTCAGTTTGATCGGGCACGTCGCGCGCGCACCGATGCCGATTCCGCTTCAGGCCGTTACCGAATACGCTACCGGACGTAAAGAGGGGGTGCAAGCAGCGACTTCTGGATTAGGGTTGGGCGCCGTGACAAAAGGGCCGTCCGCAACCGTTGTCATAGGATGGATCAAACATGGCTTGCGAACCGGCGATATGAAAATGATCGAACGCGCAATGGCAACGGCAGCGGATGAAGGCATACCGCTTGACATTGAACGGTTGATGCGTCAAGAAGCATTTCGAAAGTTTATGAACGAGAACCGCGCATCGCAAACGCCGATACCTGCGCTTAATAAATTGTTACGGAAATGACGATGGCAACAAACTATAAAGACAAAACGATACTGATCTACGATAACGGATACGGCGTGGAACACGCCGCTGCATTGTCACACCTGTTCAAAAAGGTATATTACTTTACACCGTGGCAAATGGCATCGCCAAAGTTTCAATCGTATTCGTTCGGCTTGGGAATGGACAAGGTTGAAAAGGTATTGAACTTTTTTGATTATGTGGATCGCGCGGACTTGATCGCATTCATCGACATAGGTTGGGGCGATGTCGCGCATTACCTTCGCGAAAAAGGGCACAACGTTTTCGGCGCCGGGTTGGGTGAAGGATTGGAAACGCGGCGATACGATTTCCGACAACTGCAAAAGAAGATTGGATTACATACGCAAAAGACAGTCAAGGTAACAGGTGTTACCGCGCTTCGCGAACACCTGAAAAAAACGCCAGAACAATATGTGAAGTTTGATCGTTTCCGGGGCGACGCGGAATCGTGGTTCTCCAAAACGTATGAATCTTCGGAAATGATAATCGACGAAATTGAATCCGCGTTCGGTCCTATGAAGGAAGAATACGATTTCATTTGCGAGGAATCCATCGGCGGCGAAATGGAAACCGGCATCGATACATTCTATTCCGCCCCCGTAGGTTGGATTGCGCCGACTCTTTGGGGGTTGGAGTGGCGCAAAGGTTGTTACATCGGCAAATGGGATGACCCCCCGCCATACCATAAAAAAACGATGGCTGCGCTTGACCCCATTATGCAAAAATTGAATTATCGGGGGCCGATTTCCACGGAAGAAAAAGTGTTGGATAAAAAGAAAACAAAATCCTGCATCATCGATATCACGGCACGCTACCCGTTTTCCTTCAGTTCCGGGTACCCGGATTGGATTTTGAATTATGACGAGGTGTTATGGAAGGTTGCCGCCGGGGAAGCCGTTACCATCAAACCGGTTGCTAAATTCGTAGGCGCGCTGCCGTTGGAATCGCCGCATGCAGAACAAAACTGGGTAATGTTAGACTTCGATAAAAAGTTACGCAACAAAGGAATCAAAAATGGCCGCGTCCGATTGTCTATGGCGTGTTGCGCGAACGATCATTATTACGCTGTAAAAGGAAATCCGGTGATGTATGTTCTGGTGGCATGGGGCAACACCCCCGGCGACGTTGCCGATGTACTTGAAAAATTGTCGCATGAAGTTGACGCGTACGGTCTTACAAAAAGTTCGGCTAACGATCTTCAGAAAATAACCGAACTACAAAAAGAACTGGGGTGGTGACATGCGCTATCCGATTCGATTTTCCATTCGTGACGGCATCGGGCGAGTGCTTGCCGGATCAACGGTGACGGTGTACGATTCGGGCACGCTCACACCATCCATCCTATACGCGGCCAGCGTCGGGGGCGCCGCAATTGCGGGGGCGGTGTTGACAGCGGATGTTCGCGGTCAGGCTGTCGGATATCTGGACGATGCCAATTATCCACTCAACCAGTTATTCGATGCCGTTATTGCAAAAGCGGATCACGAAACCGTCACCGTTCCAGATATCATGCCGTAAGGGGGCGCACATGGCATCGCGCGATTTGGACGAGCTTCTACCCGGAACGCAAAAGAAAGTTGAACCGTGGCTGCAGGCATGCGAAGGCATCATTACGCAACAGGTATTCGTACTTTGCACTTATCGTTCGCAAGATGAACAAAACGCATTATGGGCGCAGGGGCGGTATCCGCTTGAGAAAGTAAATCGTATTCGTGAACTTGCAAGTATGCCGCCGATTACAGAAAAAGAAAATGAACACGAAGTTACGTGGACGCATCATTCAAAACATACGGATCGACGTGCATGCGATTTCGCTTTGAAGATGCCGAACATTTGGGATTTGAAAGCCGACATCGATGCGGACGGCATCCCCGATTATACGGAGGTAGGGCAACTTGCGGAAAAATTCGGTTTGCAATGGGGCATCATTGCAAAGGGCGGCGAGCACAAAGATTTAGGTCATGTACAGGATAACGAAATCTATTCCACGTAAAGGGGGCAGCGATGAATCGGAAAACTGTTGGGGCGCTGGTGGCAATTGTACTTGGTGCGATACTGCTGTTAGGGATCGGTGTAAAAATTTCACAATCAACGACGCGCTCCGTATCATGGACGCGCGCGCTGTATACCGATGGAAGCCCTATAGAACCAGGAAACGACACGTACAATATCTGGCGACAAGACAACGTAACAAAAACTGTTACGCAAATTGGAAATCAGGTTGTCGGAACATCGGTGACGTTTGACGATTCTACGCTTGTAAAGGGCCGCGCCTACGGCTTTTGGGGACAAACGGTTCTTGTCACGGGGGCATCGAGCGATAACTCGCCGATCTATGCGTGGGTAAACCCTACGGGGAAAGCCAGCCCCCCAGCGCTGGTTGTTCAATAATCAAAAGGAGGTAGCGAAATGCACAGGAAACGAAATGTTTTAATCGTGTTGCTGATCGCATGCGCACTCATCGCCGGATGCGCGACGATAGGCGCGGGAACCGCACCGGCCGCGAAACCGTTTGCGCAGATGTCTTACGTCGAGCGCGCGACGTATTTTCAGGACATCTACAATAAGCAGTACGATGACACGGCCGCAATGGGCGCCATGCCGAATTTGACGCCCGCGCAGACAAAGATTTACAACATGAAAAAGGAAGTCCTTACGAAAGCATGGCCGCTGATTCGGGTATATCGTACCATCGTCGTAAACGGCGGCGTGCCTGATCCCGGTAAGGAACAGGAAATCAACAATCTCATCAATCAGTTGTTAGCCGCTGGGCTATAAGGAGGCGTCGATGGGAGAAGAGGCGATTGGCCTTGCCGTTGCGGGCGTGGCAGAAGTAATCAAACTGCTCATCATGGCAAACAATTCCGCTGTGAAAGCCGGGATGACGCCGGAACAATTCAAAGCGGTAGCGGATGCCGTCAACGCAGGATTCGATATGCGTGATCCTGCCAAACTGCCAAATAAAGGAGGTGCGGCTTGACAACGACCACATGGCTTAAGGGGCTTCTTGCAGCCGTCATTACCGGCACATCGAATGCATTTCTTGCAGCGATGGTATCACCGGAAACGTTCAATACAACCCCGGCCGGTTTGAAGAAACTGGGCTGGATGTTGCTGTTGTCGGGTGCGGTTGGCGCCGCGACGTATCTAAAGCAATCGCCAGTTCCGCCGTCTGATGCACCGGCAAAACTTACCGGACCATAACCTTCCGCGCTGCGAAGGATGCCCGGTGGAACGATGTTTGAATGAAACCCCTGAGGGCCGCGATTTATGCAAGGCCCTCGGGGATTCTTTAAAGATTCAAGAAAGGAGTGATTGTGACGGAAACATATATAGAAAAAAGAAAAAAGATTTTAACAGAATCTGACATTCACGCTATCGTGAATGAAATTGAACAACGAAGAATTTTACATATTTGTAGGTACGATGTTGAACCGGAACACATGGAAAAATTGTTAAAATTCGTTGACACATTTTATGAAGGCGCTGTTGAAACAAGAAAAGCATTTAAAGCAACCGTAATAAAAGTTGTCGTATGGGGTTCTATTGCGGCAGTGTTAATATGGCTTGGAGAAAGATTCAAATGGCTTAAACCAATTCTTCGTTTTTTGAATGGAACGGCGCAATAACGCGAATCGATGACACGCGCCGCGTAAACCTATGCAACGCTACGCAACCCTTCATAAAGCACACAATCCAAACGGTGCAAAACGTCACGATGACTTGAATCATCAAGCGCAATCCCGATATACACGTCAACGCCAAAACATGCGCCAACGTTAAAACCTGATTCGTAAGCGCCGTAAATTCCTTTGCGGTATTGATCTTCATTCGTACACCTCCGATTTTCGGATTAGTTCTATCATGTGATCTGTCAAACGCCATTCAATTGCATTCGCCTTTCCTTCGCGTGTCGTGATGCACAGCAACGTGAAGTCCTCCAAGGTCCGCGATGCCGTGGCCGATGGTACCCGCGATATTTGCGAAACAATACTCGTAGGCAACGGCGTAGTGCCTTTATTGCCGCCTACATACAACGCTTTGATGATCTCTTCCGATTTGTCCGCGCACGTGTCCCGCGAGACTTTGCACATCAATTTGTATTCCGAAGGTCCGATGACGGATTTCCTACGAAACATTGCAATACCGATGCCCATCTTCTTCAGTTGCTTGGCAAGCCGTGTGCCGATTTCCGACATGGGCATGTGGAGTAGTTCTCGTGAAAATCGGTCGCGGTCCACGGTGCCGCGCATGATCGCGGAAAACTTTGCAAGCGCAATCGTTTTGTCGATATACGATTCGGGAAGTTCAGGAATTGTTTTTGGAAGGTCACGTGTCAAACAGGCAGATGCAATTTCCAACATGGATTCCCGCATGGTGTTTTCCTGATTAACATTGCTCAAAGCCCTTCGTATTGCTTCGTCCTCCGACGTGTGTTTCAGCGGATCGTCCATTCGATATTTCAGGAATCGTTCTCCGAGCGATGCGTTCAAAACGGAAAACGAATCGACAGCCGGTGTTACGCCAGCCAATATTCCAAATCGTGATTCGTACCTTCGTCGAATGCCCGTACCGAAAATCTTCTCCGTTTTCCCATCGTATGCGTCGCGCAAAATTCCAAAAATTTCGTCGCGGGCTAACTGGTTCATTTTCAATATTGTCGTGAAGTCTTTTATTACTAAGACTTTCCCATCGAGGCGGGGAATTAGGGAAGGGTCCGCACCGCCGTTGAACGCTGCACCCGAAACCAACGCGTGCGGAGTCAGGCTTGTCGTAGTCTCGATCAACGGTGATTTCGAAAGCGACATCAAAAGTTCTGACTTGGCGCACCCCGGCGGTCCCACCATGAATAGCCATATCGGGTCTCCTTCCAATCGGTTTGCCAACACCGCCCCGAACATGATATCCAGCACATTCGTATCGTGTAGGCACAACCATTTAGTATAGCGTTTGATGATGTCCGCACGGTCCGCATGCGGGGGGGCGTCCGTACCCGCAACCGGGACGGGAACGGTCATCGTAGTGGCCTTTATACGCCTACGAGGTACGTCACGAAACAAATCATGCAATGATCGATACGCTTTCAACGGCTTACCGGCTTCCACCGCTTCACGCGCAACGAAATCACGAACATCAAATCCTATGGGCAATCCTTCCGGCCAATGCAACCAATGCAGTTTCGTCGCCGTTCCCGACAAACGCTCCATGGATAGGAATTCGCCATTTTCCCCGGCTTCATCGTTATCGTACAAAAGAAATACTTCGCGGTTCAAAAACAGCGGTACCCATTCGCGCTTGAACGTGTTGGCACCGGGCACCGCCACGACAACCCCCGCACGCCCTACCTTTTTCAAAAGCCATTGAAGCGCGATGCCATCCCATTCACCTTCGCATACATATATAGGTTCACTCGCGCATTCTTTATTCCCCAGTTCTGCGCCATTCCAAAGCCCGGTTTTCGCGCCGGGCGCGGACATCATCTTTCCTTTAGGCGCACGCCAACGGCGAAGGTCTACAGTTTTCCCTTCTTCATTAACGATAGGAATTGTGTAAAAGTAACCGTCGTACCCGATGCCGTCACTCTCAAACGCGGAAACTGGGAGTTGACGCGCAATCGCCAACGCTTCAACGATCTTACCCTTGAACGCTTCTGCAAACATTGTCGAACATTCCGAAAGGAACATTTGAAACCCGCCCTTTTTGCCACACACCTTGCAATCCCATTGCGCCGTTTCCTTATTGACATAGAATTTGTTTTCCCTTCCGCAGAATGGGCACGTACCGCGCGCCTGATCGCCGTCCGTTTTTGCAAAGTCAACCCCGTTGGCGATGAATACTTTAAGGTTTTCCATTAGGGACACCGCGCATGAACTTTTTGTAGTTCATGTAAATTGATTTGCAGCGTTTCGATGCCTTCTGAAATCAATAACAATTCACGCTTCGACAATTCGCCACTGGGACGTTTACGCGTCACGCCCAGTTTTCTGCAAATGGTGTCGCAAATACTTGCCTTGCGCACAATCATGTGCAACCTTCTTTCGCGCCACGATGTAACTTTACGCGGCATCTTTTATTTTTTCTTTCTGATGCCAATGCGAAACAATGCGCGAGGCATCTGTGGGAAGCGGGATGGAAAATTTACCCCCGTGATCTTCCATTGCTTTTTGCGTTCGCGCTAATAGCCAACGATACGCGTGTTTTTTATTAACTTCAAATACCAGTTCATCGTGGATCGTCATTGCCAAATGCGCATCCGCGCCTACTGTACGGAATAACTTGGCCGTTTGGCGCATGGCAAGTTTCAACACGTCCGCCGCCGATCCTTGTACGATGTAGTTGATTGCGCGATACGCGTACCCCGGATCAACCGGGATTCGACGGCCGTATACGGTGCGGATTTCACCGGCCGTTTTCGCTTGGACAATCAATTCATCCATACAGCGGCGAATGTCGGGGAATTGTTTCTTGTACCAATCGATATACGCCTTTGCTTCCGCCACGGAACAGCCGATCATGGGCGCCAAATTCCGCGAACCGATCCCGTATATGATTCCAAAGTTAACAACCTTGGCGCGGGACCGAATTTTCTTTTCACCAGTTATCAATTCGCGGGCGTATTCTTCCGGCCAACACATGTGCGCTGTGATCGCATGCACGTCTACATCGTGCGCAAACTTGTCCAACATCTTTTTTTCTCCGGCAATGTCAGCAAATATGCGATTTTCAATTTGAGAATAGTCAATAGACCACCATACATATCCAGCCCGTGGTCCGAATGGCGCACGTGCCTGGACTGGCATGGGATTTTTCGTCCGTGTACTCCAATCGTCAGCTGCGTTTTGAAGATTTGGATTTGCACAAGAGAAGCGTCCGGTTCGCGGACCAATCTGGCGGAAATCGGTATGAACAATGTACTCTCCTGTCCGCATGTCCTGAACGGCATGCCGTCGATAATTGCCGAACCACGACGCTTGCGCTTTCGTTGCGGATCGATATCCCATGATCGCATCACCTATTTTGTATCCGTGCGTATCACGTAACGCGACCATTGAAAAAGAATCCACGGACGGCAATTGTACTTTTTCCGTGTATCCGCAAATCGGCAACTTCAATTTTTCAAACAATACCCAGCGCAGTTCGTCATCTGATTCTATGTTGAAGGTATAACCGGAAAGATCGTAAATCATCTGGCGCCATTCTTCACCACGGACGCGGTACTCTTCTGCACGCCGATCATTTTCTACCATGTCAATGCGGATGCCGCGCTCCTCCATGTCGTACACGTCCGGCCACAGCGACATCTCATCGTCGTAAACGCTACGCACGTTTTGTTCTATCATTTCATCGCGGGCGAACATCCAAAGGATGATCGTACGCTCCACGTCGCCCACGGCGTACTTCGACAATAACTGCGGCGGCGCCATCCAATAATCTTGATACAACGATTCGCCAAGCATCCATCCCATTTTTTTACCCGCACGCCGCGCGGCCATCGTTGCTTTCTTCAATTCCTTTTCATCGTCGGCCGGATAATCGGCGTACTTGGCGGCGATGACTTTCAATTTGAAGGATAGTTCACCGGAGTTAATCATGTGGAAGGCAAACATCGCATCGTCAACTTGTCGTGGATCGATGCGCACGCCGATGACAGAAAACATGCGCACGTCGAACTTGGCATTCCAAAATACAAATCGGCGCCGGGGATCGGAAAAAAACTTTCGGAACATCTGGACGTGCGCATTGTTGACGGTGACTTGCCGCGTGAATGGATTAACCTGCCATCGGTAAAACCGCGTTTCGCCTTTTTCATTGCAAAACGAAAAGGCAAATGGACGGTCGCCAAGGAACGTGAATACCCCCGTGGTCTCTGTATCGACCGCGATGGTATCCCCGGCCAGCGTGTTCAAATCGGTATCGTGTGACGTGCGCATTATTTTCATTTTGCGCCGTCCATGTTGTAAGTCAATGATTTATCCCCTACTACGGCGCGGTAAATTGCGCTTTGAATTCCCCGCACCAGAACATGCGCGGCGTGATCGGGGAGGCTGTAGATATGATCGATTCCTGCTGCGATATGGGGATGCGATTCGCGTCCGGAGGGAAGCGATGACACTCGCCTACGCCGGATGGCATATTGCGTTCTACTTGCGGCGTCCACCAGTGGCATCCAGCGCATGCACCTAATTTGCTCATTTTTTTCTCCAATTTGGATTTATTAAATCCATATTTTTTACAGTAAGTTTTGAATGTTCTGATTGCGTGACTACTTGTAAATTTTTTAAACAATCATTCATTTTGTTATTATCAATGTGATGCGGCATGCTTCCTTTAGGAATAAATATTCCAACTTTTTCTAAAACAATGCGCGCACGTTTCACATATCCCCATCCATTTGCATAAGGATGTTTTGGCGCTCGCAACCAAACATATCCTTGCGATATAATTTTACCGCCTTTCCATTTTGGATGCGCAACTCCAGCATTGCGACTTGCATTGTTAGGTTTCCCGCGCATACCGTGACTTGCAATAAAATTATTTGGCAAACCTTTAACAACACCGCGTCGCGTACTTGTTTTTCTACAAATACTAGTTTTTTCACCGCATCCACAATGACAAAATCCAAACTTAACTAATATTTCTTTTTGCATCGTATTTGACACAAGGGGGATTTGGATCACGGCCACTTAAACGCTCCTCCTGTTCAATTTTTGTAATGCATGTATTATTCATGTCACATGGCGGTTGAAAAATAAACGCCAATTCGGGATCAACTTTTGCAACTAATTCTTGACGCATGCAATTTAATAAAGGTGCCCAGTATTCTTGCTGTAAAATTAAACAAGTGCGTTTTCGAACACCTTCATAAAATGCACGAAGGTTAAATCCTACAACTAATTTTGTTTGAACATGTAGTGGCAGCACGCCCCGCGCGTCTTCACGGGGCACACCAGCATCTACCAGTTTACGGTAGGCATGTTCCGCCATAGACATAGCGCAATCGTACCAATATTTTGTATTCGGATCGACGCTTGCAGAATCTGGTACGAAGTATTCACCTTCTTTTGCAAAATATGACATGTCGGCAACACGCATTGATTGAACAAAAAAGGACCAATGCCTGTGGCGCGTCATCTGATCAAGTAATGCGCGTGGTATGAAATGGCATTCGAAAGTAAAATGTACAAATTCACCTACCGGAATCCAATCGGTGATTGATCGTCGGAAAAACGAAACAAGTTCTTCCCGTGTCGCCGGTTCTTTTCGTTTGATCCCCTTTGCGAATTCCCATGCGTGCAGCATGGTTTCAAGCGGTCGGGGCGTCCACGTTACCAATGTGGCGCACGGTTTTTTACCTACCCAATGATTCGAAGGGTTGTCGATATTGACGTAAGGTGTCATCCCTTTTTCGCCTCCCGCGCCATTTCGACATAAATGACGCCATCATCATAATTGTCACCGTGCAACGGTGTAGGACACGCCGCGCGATTCAGTTTATTCGCCGCCATCATTAGAAGCACAACATCGGCCGGTATGGGTGCAGGTAACGTCATTAGAAAATGATTTTGTAAAATGCCAGTCCATATCAATCCCAGATTCGTGTGCGCTTGCGTTCCTTCACCATAACGCGCGCCGCGTTCAGCGTGAATCTGCGCATGTGCTTCCGATAAAGTTTTCGGCCATTCTTTAAACGCTTCACGCATTTCCTCTGGAATTGGAAATGGCACGCCACGTTCCATTGCAATTATTTCAGATTTTGCAAGACGTTCTGGCGCACGCAATTCTTCGCGCAATGATCCGCGCATATCGGGCATTCCAGTTTCTACGAATTCAACTGGTTTCTTTTCATCAGGGCATTGCGAGCCGGACATCGATTGCCTCCTTCACCATTGTATTGAATGTGACCTGCTTCCATTGACATACCTTGCGGCATTCCGGTTGATTTTTATAATAATTAGCGGGGCGATGCGTGTGCGTCCATTGCAATCCGAACATGCCTTCGATTTCTTCCTTCCCGATATTTCCAATCTTCATTTCCGTTACCGTGGGAATCGCCTCGCCCCCGATCAAACAACACGGATACACGTCGCCGTTGCATTTAATATGGAACGAAACATCCCCTACATAGCACCTACAGTCACGTGTAAGCGCCGAATTACGCATTAACGCGGCATGGATCGGTGATTCCCCGAATGACGTATTCAGGTTCCACATCCTTGATTGCAACGTATATTCTTGAAACGTATCTATGACATCTTGGGGCAAATCATCCCGAATTTCCAGAAGGAATATTGCCCGCCGAAAACGATTGTTGCGAAATGAATAATCCGTTAAAAATTCCAGTATCTGCGGAACGGCATCGATGTTGTGTTCGTTTACAGTAGTCAACGTTGAAACTTCCGTATCGATGCCTTCCAAATATTCTAATGCAGTTGTAGGAAATGCGCGATACACGCCGCGCATTGCTTTGTGCATCAACGGATCAACCGCGTCGAAGGAAACCCGAATTCGGTCGAAGTGTTCATACCACGGCTTCGGCATTGCCATCATCGCCGTAGTAAGTTGTAATTGAAATTTGCGAGGATGTTTAGCTACCGCTTCCAAAAACGGATAACATTGCGGATCGCCCCCGGTAAGCGACAAATGCTCAAAAGTTCTAAGTTGATTCAATTCATGGAACAAATCTACAATTGTGCGCATAGGCATTTCGCCTTGCGGTTCGCTATCGCGCCACGAGGCACACATGGGGCACCGTTGCAAACATCTGGAAGTAAGTTCCAATTGCCCGCACACGTACCCCGGCGCGTATTGCGCCAGTTTCGCGTACAACATCAAGTCAGGCCGGGATCGTCCGGGTTTTTCGGTAGGCACCGCATTACCTCCTCTCCGAATATCGTTAAAACTATATCCGCATACCTATGTAAATATAAATTGGTAGTAAATTGCATGCCGTATTCAATCAAGGACATGCGCCGTTCCAACATGTGCGAGTTGCCCGACCGCATTTCGCACATGACGTAGGATATCAACGCAAGATAATCGGCAAACGCCACGATACTTCCTTCCAAATCGGCATTTTTCGCATGCAACCAATAATCGTGCAGTTCATTGGCGGATTCCCTTCCGATGAGCGCATTGCAAAACTGAAGATGAAACCGCCCTGCGGCGCACGTTATGGCGTTGTCAAGTTCAGGATCGGAATGTTTGAAGGATCTCACGAAATCCCCGGAAAATGCTTCCTCAACATCGTGCATGATCGCGCGGGACAACACCAGCCCCACGTCCACGATCAATCCGCATGATCGCATGTCCGTTGCGATGATTAGCGCGCACATGGATGTGAAGAAGGAATGCTCCGCCACGGATTCCGGGTGAACTTTTGGAAAGTTCGACCATCGCGTTATGTGCCGCACGCGCGTTGCCGTTCCTAACAGCAACTCGTGAAAATTTATTTCACTATCGGTTTTTGATTCCACCGTTTCAGTACCTCCCAATCAATCCATCCATTCTGAAAAAATTGATAGATATCCGGCCATCCGTTGATGAAACCGTCGCACCCTACGGCAAGCATCATGTTCAGTTCGCGGTTTGGAACCAGCGACCATGCGACGATTTTGCAATTCGGCAATGCCTGATCGCCGAGCCAATGATCCACGAGGGAGCATTGATACGCGGCGCCCATTTCCCAAATCGTGCCGGGGTCGTAGTCATCGATGCGCGCGAACATGATCTCGCAGCGCCGAATCATTTCCACATTTTTAAGGAACACCGCTTCTTGCTGTTCCCGCGTGGAATTTTCCGGTAAAAGATTGTGGTCTTTCGGTGAATAATATTCAAGGTTGTTTTCCCGAAAATGCTCTGTCAAATGATCGATAGCGTCCAGATGCCCCGGTTTCCACCATCCGCTGGCGATATAGATCATGTCATACCTTCCGGCGATACTGTTGAAACTTTGTGTTAATCGCGCGGAAGGGGCGCAAAAGCGCGGTTGCCACGGCCATCAGAAATCCCAGGTTCTGGCTGTGGGATTGCGTCACCGGGTCGGAACCACGTTTCTTTCCAAGCAGCGTAAAGTTGATGGGCTTTGACTTGTTCTGAAGGAGTCCGATTGAAACTGAACGCCCCTGCCGCCATTTCGTGCTCCCCATTCGGATATTCCACCTTTCTGATTTCAAACGGCCAAAACTTGTAGATGATGATGTCGCATCCGGCGAAATGCAATCGGATGTCGCGTGCGTAATTTTTTAGGCGCATTCCCATTCCCTCTTATAAAACATGCGGACGGCGGGTTGGCCTGAAGATAGGCTATCCCGAACCAATCAGCGACCGTCTGCCGCCGCCCGCATCTCGTTAATCCGCTACCAGATCGTCGCCGGAAAACGTCTTGATCTTGCCATCGGGTGTTTTGGCCTTGAACGTACCGGCTTCCTCGTTCAGTTCCGTAACCGTCACGAGGATTTTGCCCTTCGTCGGATGGTTCACCGTCACCTTGTCGCCCACTTCGATTTCGATTTCACCAGCAGTTTCAGCGGCCGGTTCGGGCGGGGGTTGCGCGGCGGTGGATTCTTTCCGGGCCTTTCCACCCTTCCCAGGGGCGGTTGCCGTTGTCGTTTCCTTTTCCGGTTCTGCGTCGCCGCCACCTTCATCGCCGCTTTCGGAAATGAGGCGGTCAACGTACACGTTGGTAAACTCGCCCTTGGTCTTGACGCGGATGCGGACTACCGGCTTTTCCTTGGAAACCTTCTTGCAGATTTCCTCCAGGTCCGAAGGATCGTCGGGAACTTCCTGCCCCATCTTCGCCAACTTTCGCTGAAGATAAAACAGGTTGTCCTCGGATTCCAGACCTTCGTACGAATGGCACGATGTTCCGGTGTCCGGTCCTTCGACCACCTCGAATTCCGTGTGAACCTGCAACCGACCGGAGGACATCGACTCGTTGACTTCCATCAACGAAATCTTGGCGATGAACCTCCCATCATCCAACGGAAACTCGCCAAACTGCGATTCCCGTTCCGACGCTTTTTTCCAATTCGCCTTGACTTTTGCCAAACGATTTCCGAAACTTGAACCCATGTGCATGCCTCCCTTTGTTGATGGTTGGTTGCCATTACGCCTTGCGCGTGAATTTCATTTTGGGTTTTGCAGCCGTTGTTGGCGCCTCCGTCGCCCCGATTGCCCATGCCCGCATGAAATTCTGGTATGCAATTTCCGCCGACTTGCCCAGGTTGATCCGTTCCACGCCAACAAAACGCTTCTGCAACCGATGCCCTGCTGCTATCACGTCATCGCCACGGATCACCATTTCCCGCGACGTTCCATCTTCGGCATATTGCATAAAAGCCCAAATGTCTATCATCGGTTCGATGACACGTCGGGCGCCGCCCGCCATCGTCGGAACGATGCGCGACGATTCGCCGCCCCCGCGTCGTTTGATGGTCTGCTCCTTGGCGTGCGACGTGAAGATGATGCCTTTGCCGCAATGCAGAAGGCGCGTCATGCAATCCGAAAATTCGTCCGCGACCGCCGCCCATCCTTTGCCGTAATCCTCATCAGCCGGATGATCTATCGCCAGTTTATCGCATGCATAATCAAGGCAATATTCATACGCTTTATCTACGGTATCCACGATGATCGTGCGAAAGTCTTTATCTACTATGACGCGTTCCGTTGCCGCACGAAACTGCGCCCAGTTTATGATGTCGATCTTGAAAATAGATAACGCTTTTCCGCCCGGTTCCGTCATCAGGAATAATGCCTTTTCAAATTGCGCCGCCAACGATGTTTTGCCGATCTTTTCCCGACCGTACCACAACATTGAGAAGTCTTGCAGGTCCGTCAACGGTACGGATGGTGCGGACGGCCATGCGATTTCCGCGTTACCTACGGCTTTTTGTTTTCGTGCCACGACACACCTCCTTGTTATGAATCGCAACAGCTTCGTTCCATGTAGTTTGCAAACGCGGTCCCAAAAATCCTTCCACATGATGCGTAGCGAGGCAATCTTCACATATTGAATCTGCGTTACATTTACAAAATGCACCTCTAATTCCTGTAAATTTTATGCGACTATTCCGAAGCATCTTCACCATTGGCAATTCCCCCCGTTTATTTACAGCGCCATGATTTCCGCATTGTATTCTTCCCAATCTACGCCAAGTTCATACGCAAGCATGCGCTCGATGTTCGTTGCAAAGAAATGTTCATCACGGTATGGCGCGCGCGGATCATCGCCCGCTTCGGAATCTTCAGAATGTTCACCGTGCGCGCGCTCCATTTCAAACATTTCGTCAAAACGGGTAACTTCCTGATCCGTAATGTCACGCTGTTCGCAAAGCCAAACTTCAGCAAGTTCATGCATGGCAACAAGAAATTCATGGTGTGGATTCGACATTTCGGAAACCTTAATGTGCAACACGCCTTCAGCATCACGGAACCAATCCCCTACTGTTTCGTAACGCTGTTCATTATGCGGAATCGTTTCGATGACAATTTTCATTTCAATCCTCCAATTCGGGGAACAATTCTTCACGCTGATGAAACTGGGAGTAATCCCCATTGGCGCAAATGGGCAGGTATTTGC